GTCGTATTGAACCGGAGTAGGGTCAGGGAGCCCCAACTGCTTCCAACACAGAAAGAGAAAGTTACGGAAGTCTGCTAGGGGGTTGGTCTCAGTCATTTCATTCCTCAGCGAAGAACATCAAGAGTACCCACCTGTCTGCCCCAGTATGGGCCGTGGCTTGGTGCCACAGTGGGTTGTTGTGTGCTCCGCTAGGGTAAATCAAAAGACTGCCGTAGAGTTCATCTTTTAGTCTTTGAACTTGTCCATCACCCTCGTCATACTCGAAGTATCCGCCCTCAAATGTTGATGGATCAGAGATTAATGACACCGCAGACCAACTGCACCAACTCATGTGGTTGGGCGACATATCAGGTTTGCAGCCGTCGTAGTGCCAGCCATGTCCCTTCCCTCGGCACTCCAAGTTCCAGTAGGACTTGCCTTTGGTGGTCACGGGAGCGTGCTCTCTCACCATGTTCACAATCCGGGGCATAGGTAAGTTCTCCCAAGCCGCCCTGTTGAGTCCTGCTTTGAGCTTCATTATTTCTTGTCGCAGATCGTGATCTATGACATTCGGGAGGAGTGTAAGCATTACTTCTTGATTTTCAATCGTCTCTTACCTGATGCAGTCACAGCATACTTGATGGGCTTTGGACCTTTCTTACGGGCAATGGCACTGCGTTTTTCTGAGGCAGTCATCTTGTTGGCAACAGCTCTCGGACGGCACACTGGGTACTTTCGTGTGGACATTTCTTCACCAGAGCGTCCGCACTTTTTACCGGATCGGAGATCAATCCAGTCTTCCTTGAACCACTTGGTCAGACTCATCCCCTGTATCCTCCACCACGCCTCTTGTATTCACGGACCAGCCAAGCGTTGGCGTAAGCTGATGGGTAGACATCAAACTTCTTCTTTGCCTCTGACTTGACCCGAGAGTACAGGCTTGGGTTCGTAGGGGTCGGGCCCTTCTTTTTTACCTTAAGTTTCCTCTTTGCCATCACATTGCCTCTTTCTCTGGTTCTACAAATGGAAGGATCTTTGCGAGTTCCGCCAGCGGCTCACTGGCTTCTTCAACGGCTTCGATGTTGTTGTCCTTGAGGAAGGCTCGGGCCACGCTCAGTTCCGATGGGGTAGCCTCACCGGACTCAATGCGGGCCACAAGTTCTTGGGCGAGCAGGTTGTGTAGCCTGTTGATTGTTTCTTTGGTTATCATTTGGTACTCCTTTTCCCGACACATCGCCAGCGTTTGCGGCTTAGTCGTAATGCACTATTCGGATCTTTGGCTGCCTTAGGATGAGATTTCATTTGACCAAATGATCGTGCACAGTATGAGTCACCCTTAGATGTCCCAGGTCTGACACGAGGCCCACCACCCTTGGCTTGACCAGCTTGGCCGTAAGAGGTCTTACGGGTTCTCCCAGTCTTGGGATCTTTGTAAATCTTGACGCGGGCCTTGCCCTTTGCTGGAGATGCCATGTCAGACTCCTAACCTTGATGCCACAAAAGAACAAACTGCACCCACAACAGCAGCAGCACCCAGCATATAACTACGTCCTTGTTCGAGCTTGCGAAGTCTTTGATCTTGACGCTCAAGTTCTTCATCGTGGTACTTTTGTCTGGTGAGCATCGCATCGACTTTTCCTTCTAAACGACCCAAGGCCAACAGGATCTGATTGTCGCTTTCCATCTCAAGTGCCTGTGATCCGTAGGAAGGTGATGTAGGTTTTGTTGGTTGCACTAGAGCCGTTCAGTGTTGTACCAGTTGCATCGGCTTGTACTGTAATTTTTATCTTGTCATTTGTGGTGTTTGTCACATTGAACAAAGTAACCAAGGGGGACATTTCACTAGGGGTTGCTCCGGTAACACCTCCCCCTGATTCAACAAGAAGGTGATTGGTTGCAAAGTTATCAGTTGATCCCCTCAGTCTGAGTTCAATGATGTCCACGTTAGAACTTACACGACTGAACGACGAATGGAACATGACCAAGTACAGGCCCGTAGATGGGAATGAAAAGATTCCTGAGGACTGAGACAGCTGAGAAGATGTGGTGCCCTGCCCGGTAGAATCAATACGCTCCCATGAACTGAGGTCAACTTCAGCCGTAGTGATCGCTTGGTTGGCGTTTAGTCTGAATTGATCCGCCACAGGGTTCAACAGGTTTGATGGAATTAGACCTGAAGTATCCAGTTGAATGACTTTTCCGCTGTTTGCTGACGATCCAAACGAAGCTGTCTTACTTGCTTTGTCTGTATCCTTGACCACCCCGGAGGTCATGTTTGCGGGGACTTTTGTGGGTGAAGACATGAGTTACTCCTTAGGTCTTGATGATGTATTTGAGGGCGATGTAGGGCTGCATAATGTTGTGGGCAATACCATCTTCGTCTGAATTACCGCTGCCGGAACCCCCAGTGTGCGTTGTAGTTGCTCCAACTGATGCGGTAGTGAAAGTAATCGACTGAACATTTGGAGAAGCATTCCCTTGTTCAGTGGAATTGACCACATTTATGTTATTCACAAATGTTCGAGTTCCGGTAATCGAGTGCTCGTGCCGAGGCATTTCGCTCTCGGTCAAAGCGTGTGTTTCACTACCCCCTGTTGTGCCCAAACCTTTTGAAGGTGTAACTCCAACAGGAACTCTGTTTTCAAGGTTTGGCAGGTTGAATGTGGTGAAGCCATCACCAGCTCCGTATGTCTCACCAATGATGTCAAACAAGGTTGAGTACGTTGTGCGACTTACGGCTGTGCCATCACAGACCAAGAAGCCTGTCAATGTGTTGGTGTCTACACCTGCAAAAGGAACCACAGCACCCGGAGGAAGTGCAGAGATACCACCAGAAATCGTGGCCGTACCTGTCACAGTCAGATCACCATTGACCTGTGTAGCCCCGTTTACAGTCAAACTGCTTGCGGTCGTTGCGGCGGCAGACAGGGTTCCAGTCACCGCTGCGTTACCGCTGGCGGTCACATCAACACAAGTCAGATCCCCATCAGCAGCCACCTTCGCCAGCGTCGTGTTTGAGCTGTCGGTGATGTTCAAGAGATCCGCAGTTTGGCTGGCGTGTCCCTTGAGGGTGATAGGAGTCTCGCTTGCTGCGAGTGCCTCACCCGTTACTGGGAAAGAAAAGACAGACTTGGTGTTACCAAATGCCAGTGCCATTACATCGGGGTTGCCCGTAATTGTATTACCATTGGTGATCGTAAGCGTCGTAGTGGTACCATCGGATGTCACCGTGAAGTCAGTGTTCGGTTGTTGGACCACACCACCCACGGTTACGATGAACATCTCGTTCTGAGTAGAAAGAGGTTGAGGTGACAATGCCAATGTCTTGTTGGGATCTGCGGTTGTCATCGCATCAATCGTGCTGGTGTATACACGAGGCACAGACGTTGGGCTGGTGCTGAAGGAAGTCAAGGCATCCACATACGCCTTGGTAGCAACCTCTTGCCCATCCACAGGATCTATGACGTTCTTGATCGCCTTGGATCCTGCGTTGAATTTGTTGTCAGCATCCAAAGGAATAGCACCAAGGTTCTGCTCACCGTTCTCTTGAAGAGCAAACAGGAGCTGCTTGGTGGCGTTGTTGAGTTCTTCGGCCCGAAGCAGGGAGGCGTTGGTGAACGTGGTCAGCAAGTCATCCACAGGCGTTGTGCGGAAGATCCGGATGGTTGTAGTGGTTGCAGGTAGGGATAGTCCTGACACATCCACCGTAGTTGTAGAACCAGAAACCGAAACCGTGAAGCCTGAGGTAAAGTCTTCGGTCGATCCATCGGTCTTGATGGCCTTCACGAAGAGGTGGGCTTTGTTTAGATACTCAAGTTGGGTATCCGTGAATGCAACGGATGTAGTGCTGCTTGTCGCACTTGTATCCTCATAGTAACTGTTTGGCATGGTTTCTTATCCTTATTGGTAACTCAGTGGTAGTTTTGGTTGGCCTCGCATATCTCGGGCATCATTTTGATCGTCAGTTCGTAAGTCTCTCTTGATCTGGGGGTTTTCCTTTACAAGTTGCCACCAAGCAGCCGTACGATACTGACGCAGAATCTTGTCAAGCTGCTTAAGTTTGGACTCTCGGCCCATACGCCTGTATTGACTTCTTTGGATCAGACGGCTCATCTGTTGCTCCATCGTCTTACCTCCGAGCCTGATCTCGCCCACCAACACTTGGAAGCGGTCATAAGCGTCGTACTTGCCCATCTTGTATTGGGTCAGATCCAAGTCACCTCTCATTTTCCTTGGGTTTTGAAATCTCGCTCCAAGTTCCGCCAGCTCACGACGCACAGCACTTCTTGATGTGGTCTTGACTTCGAGCGGTCCTGGGAGGATTGGACTTGTAATAGTCTCTGCAACGGTTAGTGGTTTACCGAAGAGGTCACGGCGTGGTGGGAGTTCATCGGAGAATCCTGGAGTACGACGCCTTATTGCATCCAAGAATGATCTAGGCTCTCTCAACTCATTGTCAAAGTATTCTTGATTGCTTTGAGCCACGATGGCTGGGATAATTGATCCAGTCAACTGACGGCCTAGAGTAAGGAAAGCATTACCGGTTGGATCACCCAACGCATCTGCAAATGCTGAAGCACCTGCGAAGAAACTTTTGTTACGAATCAAGTTGGCTGTAACAAACGTCATGCCGGTGTAAAATTGCTCGATCATATCCGCCTCTACTTCATCCTCACCTTTGAATCTTGTGTTGTATCTCACATGATCTTGGAGATCAGCAATCACTTGAATGAAGCTGGAGAACGGATCAAAGCGTCGGTACGAGTAGTAAGTATCACCGAACTTGATTGAATAAGGCTGCCAACCTGATTGCTCAAGAAGGCGACGTTGATTGACATCCTTGGGCCCTGAGCCAGTAATCATGTCCATAGATGCTGCCGCATAGATAGAACCATACAAGGTGCCGCCTGCCGCGAGTCTCCCATAAAAGTCCGCACGCTGCTCTTTGGTCGCCCCTGCAAGTTCCTTGATACTGCCTTCACGCAGGCGTTGGAACTGAGCCCCAAGCCCTCTGTTGGCATCTGCGACGTTACCTGTCAACGCTTCAGAAACAAGACCCAGTGAGCGTCTATGGAAGAACTCAACAAGTTGTGCTGGCGTTCTCACAAATGGGAGGAGGACAGTACCAACAGCACTACTACCCTTAACGTCTTGGAGTCTCTTCGCCAACTTGATAATATTTCCTTGCCCCTTTTCACCAAGCTCTCGGGTAAAGGTCACATCTTCAGCAGCCCGCTTACCTTGGTTAGCAATCTGGACAAGTTCTTTATCATACATCTCACCATAGAAGCGACGGACAAACGTATTGAAATCTTTAGATCCAGGCTCCAGTCCTTCTTCTTTAGCTGTTCTAGCCGCTTGGCGACGAATAGAGTCTTTGGTGAACATCTCGTCCTGTGAGAACATTTTCTCAGCAGACTCTCGCACCCAGTTATCGTCGTAACCTTTTTGAGCCGCTGTAGCCTGTAGGTCCGCCATCACTTGGGATCTGTAGTTCAACTGCTTGAAGAACTCGTCAACACTCTGAAGGACTCTTGTAGGGGCCCCAAGGGCTGTCCCCAAAGCTCCATACTTGGCCGCCATTACAGCAGAAGCCTCTTGACCAGAAGCGTCCAAGACCTCAGAAACCTTACCCCCTCTAAGCAAGATTGGCTTGTTATCAAACAAAGATTGCTTTGCAAGTCTGGCTGCGGCCCCCGCATGTTGAAGGATGTAGTTGTACTGAGACAGTTGAGCCATAGCCCCACTTCTATCTCCAGTAAATAATTTGCCTGCGGCTTTTTCTGCGGGCCTGAATGAAGTTGCCAGTGCCCCAGACAAAGCGTTCACAAGTTGTGTTTTAGGGCCGGACAGAAGGAAGTTGACCCACACACTCATCGTCATCTTGCCGATGCCGGGGGTCTTGCGAACTGCTCCAACTACAGCTGTATCACCTGATGTGTCAGCTAAAGCAACAATCCTTGCCGCCTCTTGTTTAATTTTGTTTAAACCTTTTTCGGTACTACCCCCACCAGCTTCAGCAAACACATCATCAAGAGCATCATCCACACCATCATCCAATTTGGCTGTGATGTGAGGAACTTCCGGGAGGTCATCAACGGAATAGGCCAAGCCCGATAGTTCTCGGGCCAGTGCACGCTTCACTTCAATACCTGCAATAGTGACTGATTGAAGTTTCTGTCTGGCTTCTACAAAAGCTCGTAGTTTTTCCGTACCGGGTGATGTTTCAGCATCCACAGCCCTTGCTGCTTCTACAGCTTTATCAGAAGCTCTCTTTTGGAGAAGCCGGAGTCTTCGCACCCTTTGGATACCTGAGACAGCCTTTTCTCCCTCGTCAGCCAAAGCCTCTTTCAGTCTGCCACTGGACTCACCCATCATTTGGTCAAGTTCATCCAGATCATCTGCGGCTTCGCTATACATCTCAGCGTGTGACTTACGCTCTGCTGGAGCCACCTCGCCAGTCTCTCTAGCATCATCAACAACATCTTTCACGAGTTGACGTACGCCCCTGTCATCACTGACACGATCCAAGTTCTCTTCAAAATACTTCTCGCCCCGAGCACCAGGCTTGCGGCCTTCGAGATCGTCACCTCCAGAATCTCTGGGGCCAGCCCCATCGTCTACAGGTGGATCTGAGGGATCTCTTGGGCCCTTAGGAGGAGGAGCATCGGGTGAGGTAGTTGCGGCAGGTTTGGCACCTTTAGGCTTACCAGTGGATGCAATGTCATCCATCGAAGCGATAGGGTTGGCTCGACCATGAGACGTTGTGTTTGAGGGGTCAAACAGGATTGTGACGCGGTGATCGACATTACCAACTATCTGACCACCAAGGTGCTTAACACCATCGTATCCCAATCTCATTACTGCACCTTGGAACTCGTCAATAAGCCCCAATGCTTCTCCCTCTGTCATAAAAGGATCTTCACTCAGAGTTTTGGTGACATCTCTATAAATGTCGCCAAGTGTCATAGTGTTCAGCTGATCTATGTCGGCCTCTACAAAATCATCTGCCACACCACTGTGTAGTGTTTCAAACTCCTTACGAACTGCTGGATCAGCGTCCGCAAACTTCATATCCATGTCAATGAGGTTTGTCTTATTCAATTTTACTTTGTAAAGACGCCTAGTACCTTCTGCTCCTGCTCTTGCCTTTGAGTATCCGTGAGCAACATTTGGATTTTCTGTGAGGTACAGACCCGGGCCAAACAACCCCCCGACACGGGTTTTGTAAGGATCAATAGAACTTGGGTCAAGTTCAGAAGCTGTGCCGTGATACATTACGCCCTCTTCTGCCTCAAACACCACATCGTCTGCTGCTTGAGCTTCAGGCTTCTTAGGCTTGATCTCAGCATCCCTAGCAGCCGCAGCCTCTTCAGGCGTACCACCGGCTCTACGGACACGTTGGCCTGCTCGTATTGCTTTGACAGACTCAATCATGCCGTCGAAGAAGATGCCGAGTCCAGCCCCCTCCATGACGTTCTTGATCCTCTTCTCCAGTTCAGTATCATCACCATCATGGGCCAGATATTCAGTGATCGGGTTCTGTAGTCCCTGCAACGCGGGCGTTTCTTGGATCATCGTGGACAAGTTGCCCATCTCAGCGTCCATCACAGCGAAGTCAGTGATACCACCTGCGACAGCACCACGACCTACAGAGACAGCCGCAGCACCCTTTTTGGTTGTCTTGGCTGCTTGAGCAGCTTTGGACAAGAACTGGACACCTTTGGCTCCCTTGGAGATTTGACCTGCGATAGGCACAAAGCCAGCCAAGAAGTTGGTCAAGCCTTGAGCACCACGGCCCACCATTGTCTTGCTGTCACCGAGGAAGTTGATGTCTGTATCAGGGATGTCAATGCCTACCCAGTTGGTAGCCATGTCAACAGTGTCAATAACCCCCTGGCCTGCATCAAGGACACCGCGAGGCACTGAAAGAAGCACATCTCCCAGACCGGAAAGGACATCTCCAAAGCCTACGCTTCCATCGTTATTGATGTCGAAAGTAGAGGACTCTTGGCCTTCGGGGATCTCTCTTTTCTTTTGAGATCCGAGACTATCAAAGTCAAGTGGTTTGAACTCTTCTGCCATTAGTTATATCCTCTAAATTCAAATAGGTCTTTTT